ACTGTCCCTCTGCCGCAGAAACAGCCGTGAGACTATTTGCAGAAAGATGGCTTGACAAGGCTGCCGACAGCAGAACAGACGTAAGCGAAGTTTACGACCATATCATGAACGGATAAAACAGAATGCCCCTGAGCCTTCAGAAGCGCTCAGGGGCTGAATTATTTTATTCGGGAAGCTCCTTGGGGAACTTGTCCCTGTAAACGCCTATCTCGGTGATGACGCCTCTGCTGCTGCCCCTTACGGTGACAGAGCCGATACGCTCAGAGGTCAGGCTCCCGAAACTGACAAGGTCGGAGACGTCCTCGCCTTTGTAGCCCGAATAAGCGCAGAAAAGCCTTTTCTGTCCGCGGAAGTCGTACTTGTCACGGAAGGCAAGAGCTTCGGGCGGATCATAGAGAAAGCGCATATCCAGGTCGAAGTACTTGTGGCGGACTATTTTCAGCGCAGTAACGTCGCTGTCCGTCAGTTCGAAATCCCCGTAGCTGCCGCCCATATTCGCCATGTGGTAGCCGCTGGCAAGACGGCTGTCGGCGAGCTCCGTACCAAGGGAGAGCAGCTTCTCTCCCCTGAGGTCAAAGCTGACGGGAGCCGCCGCAGGGCTTATCATCACCATATTGGTGCCCCTTATATAGGGATAGGTGCCCTGGAGCTTGTAGGCGAGATTTGCCGCCGCGTCCCACATGGAGGTATTGGGTCTTACGTAGATATAGCTGCTGTCGTCGGCGTTGTACTCATGGGTGACATAGGGCAGGGTGTAGAAGCTGTCCATGAGCCTGTTGAAGGACATATTCATTTTCAGTCCCGGCTCTATCTGGTTCTGGGTGAGCAGGGAGGTAAATCCCCTTGAGCTCACATTCATGAACAGCTCCCCGTCAGCCCTCTCCCAGCGGATATTGTCCACAAGACCGTGGTGAATGATATTGCCATCAATGAGCAGCAGCACCTCCGCCGCCTCCTCATAGGAGCTCCTCACCGCCCTCACCCTTGCACTCAGCGTGGTATAGGGGGTATACATATCCTTCTGAAAAAGGAAGCTGAGTACCTTTCCCTCCGCAAGGGAGGTGCCGTCGGCAGTCTTTATAACAACAGAAACTGTCATGGGTCAGCTCTCCTCTCTACGGTCTGTTCCGTGACCACCGTCACCGACACCTCCGCCCACTCGCCGCCCTTGTCCTCGAAGGAATAGCTGAGCATACGGCAGCCACCGTATATGAGCCCCATATACTCCACGGTGAAGTCCGCGGCGGAGTGAACAAGTCCGTTAAAGCCCAGAATGAAGTCCTCGGGCTGACCCTGAGTGCAAACCCTTCCCGAGAAAACCAGCCTTGTGCTCCTGTAGGCGGAATTGGTAACGACAGTGCCGCCGTCGGCGGTGGACTCCTCACTGAGCACCCTTGCCGCCGCCGCTCTGAAGCTCTCGCAGTATATGGTGATACCGCCAATGCTTACGGGAACGGCTTTGCGGCAGGAAAAAGCAGTTGCCTCGCTCATGGGCTGCTCCTTTCTATCTTTGTGATACCGCTTGCCGCCAGCTTTACGGTCAGCACAAGACGCCGGATATTGCTGTCGAACTTAATGCTCATCTTTGTGAGCCTGCAGGTAAGTCCCGACATATCTCCCACCACCTCTGAGATGTTCTCATCGTAATAGCTGTAGAGCTGCACCATAGAATAATTCTCGGGAGCCGTCACGTTTATCTCCACCTCCGCCTTGAAGGGCGCATAGACCGTATAGGGCGAATAGATGGGTGCCGAGGACTCAAAGGCACTTATTCCCACAACAGTGAAAAAGCTCCTGCCCTTGCGCTCCACAGCCTTTGCGTCAAAGGCGCTGTAAACGTCGGTGACGTCCTGCGCCCTGAGCCTTGAAATAATATCCTGAATAATGTCCCTTAACATTACTGTACCTCCTCTCCGCCTGAAAAGCTGCTGAAAATGAAGTTCTGCGGCTTTATAAGGTCGCTGCATATCTGCATATAGTCCCTGAGCAGCAGCTTTGAATACTCATATGCGGAATTCTGCGACTCCTTCAGCACCTTGCCCGCGTATGTGACCGCAGCCCGCTCTCTTGCGGCGAGTATCTGCTGCACCCTGTAATAGGCGATGGCAGCGGCAAGGTAATTGAGTCTTACGTCCGTGGGGTCAGCCTCGGGGCGGAGCATGGTCTCCGTCTCATAAACGGCGAGACTGAGTATCATGAAGTACTCCTCACCGTTGTGCTCTCCCGTAAACAGCTCAAAGACCTTCATAGCCTCATCAATATCCATATTATCCCTCCTACTTCATGGAAAAGCCCTCTGTGGGGTCATTTTCCCCGGTATCGGGCGAGAGCTGCACCTCTGCCCTGCCTCTGCCGCACTGCTCCTCGAAGGACCTGCGGAGGGCGATGAGCTGCTTTGTGGTAAGGCTTGCCGCAGAAAGGGAAGCTATGTCCGCAGCGGATCTTCCCCCTGCAAAGTAAGCGAGCCTGCGAATATCGCGGCGGAGCTCATCGTCTGCCGCGGAGATGTCCTCTCCCTGTGCCTTTACTGTGTCGGCTTCGGTGTACTTCTTGGTGACGCCTGCATTTACCTGAGCAGGCACCGCCACGAAGCTCCATTCATAGGCGTCGGTGATGTCGTCCAGAACGGTATGGCACAGCTTTCCGCCGTACTTTCTGCCCTTGACGTGGTTGCATGAGGTCACAGCCTTGTCATTGCCGCATACCGAGCAGATACGCTTTGCTGCCGCGCAGGAGATGCTGACCTCCTTTTTTATGCCCCCGTCTATCTCCGCGATGAGGTTTTTGTTCTCCTCGGTGCGAACCATATAAGCCATAGCCTTCAGGTACTTGTAGGGCTCACCGACCACGGTATTGCAGGAGTCATCGGTGACCAGCTCCGTATCGAAAATACGGGCGTTCTGGTTGGCGGTAGTGGGGTCGTGGTCGAAAATGCCCGTCTTGCCCACAAATCTCTTCTTCAGGGACTCAAGTGCCCCGTCGGAAAATCTCTCGCAGTCGCGGTCGATGTCATTGTCGCAGAGAATGACCGAAAAGACGTAGACCTCGTCCTCGCTGAGCTTTCTCCGCGTAAATCTGTTTATCTTATCGAGAATGATACTGTCCATAACAGCTCCTTTCGGAATAGACATTCAATGTAGGGGGCGATGCCCACATCGCCCCGCATATAACGTTTATTTACCGACTGATGTGGGCATCAGTCCACGCTAAGCACTAAGCACTGACAGCTAAGAACTCAGCCCTTACTCTCCTGCCTCCACAGTGAGCACCTTTACTGCCTCGGGAGTTATCTTTCTGAAGCCGCAGGTCACGGACACTGTCATCTGGTCAAGCTGACGGTCGATGAGCTTGTCTGTCTCCATGACAAGGTCGGTACTGGTGATGAACTCCAGCGCAAAGTCGCGGTCGATACCGATAACCGTATCAGCTCCCGCAGCGGAGGTCTTGATGAGCTCCGCACCGAAGGGAAGAATAAGCCTTCCGTCGGGAGTTGCAGCGCAGTCCTTGAGCTGCTCCATAGCTGCTATCTTGGAAGCCGGCTCGGGAGAAGCGATGACCGTAGTCATATCGAAGCAGTCGAACTCGCCGTAAAGTGCAGCAAGGTCATCGTATGTGAGTGCCTCTGTGGTGATGGGTTCAACGTCCTCCGCAAGTACCTCCACAGCCTTCTTCACAACTGATACGGCAAGTCTCACGCCCACACTTCTGAGCATGACGCCGAAAACGTCAAGTCTCTGCTGGCGGACAGCCTCGTAGGAAGCGCTGATAAGTCTGCCGAACTTCTCAAGGACAGTAGCCTCTGCGCCCTCTCTCACTGTTGCCTCGGGGAGAGCCGTTGCCTCTGCGGTGGTGGAATAGGCTGCCCTATCGTCAAGGACACAGCCCAGATACTGGCTGCTTGCGCAGACGGTCTTTGCGGCGCAAACGGACTTCAGCACCGTCTCGTCAAAGCCTTTTCTGATGCAGCGTGTCACGAACTCGGGGAAGAGGACCGCTGTCTCTGTGGTAGAGAAGAACTTCTCCACGCAGTCACAGTCCTGACCGCTTATCCTGATGTTGAAGCGCTTGAGCTGTCTCTCAAAGGCGTCCAGCTTCTCAAGGGGAGTACCTGCATATGCCGAGGAGGGGTCAAGCTCCTCGAGAGCGGCTGTGAAAGACTTGCCGCTGAGATTGTAAAGACCCTTTTCAAGCTTGATATCGTTATACATAATTCATCCTCCGTTTTAATTCTTTTCAAGGCGAAGCTCTATTTCCCTCGCCTGTGCGTTTTTCAGCCTTGCCTCTGCAAGGGCTGTTTCGTCCTGTAGGTTGATGTTGTCCCACTCCACCGTGCAGACCGCCTCCGCTCCGACAGAAGCGAGATAGGCATTTCCCACATCGCAGATGACGGGAGTGAGAAGGCGGCGGTAATACTCCAGCTCAGAGGTGAGTATATCCGCCTGCTGTGACGACATACGCTCCGTAGAGCTCCAGGAAAGTCCCAGCAGGAAGGGCGGTATGGACAGCTTTGCGATGAGCTGCTCAAGTATCTGCCTTACGGGCACATTG